GAGCTAATTTAGGAATTGTATTTCATACATCATATTCTGGTAGTGACTTTGAAAAAATGAAAGCTTCTTATAACGTAAATGTAGGATCATTTAAACAAAAGAAATCAGTATGGTTTGATAATGCGAACGTAAAAGATTTAACAGGTACAGCTAATTTTACATCTATTCAAACAAATGAAGTTACAGCTGCGATATCAACTGCAGGCAAGATATTTCAACAAATATCTGGTTCTACATTAAGAGATTTAGAATCTAACCCAGATTTAGCAGGACTTATAGAAACATTTAATAATAGTATAGTACGTAAAGGCGAACGAATAGTAAACACTGGATCACATGTTGGTGAACTAATAAACTGGTTTAAAGAAAGATATGCAAAAGAATTAGGAAAACGTTCGAGTGAAAGAGGAAGAGAAGCAGTTTTACAAAGAAGAGAAGAAACATTATCGTTCTTTTCTACAGAAAATAGAAAAAATTTAGTTTTAATGTTTGATTTGATGAATGCTATTGTAGATGCAAAGCTGATTATTATAAGAAAACTAGATGAATTAAAAAGAATGAAAACATTTGTATTAACTAAAAATGGATTTAAAGTAACCGGCCAAGAGGGATTTGTAGCAATAAATGACAGTGGTGGTGCAGTTAAATTAGTTGATAGATTAGAATTTTCATATAATAATTTTTCGCCTGATACTATAAAAGGATGGCAAAGATGATAAAGGGTTTTAAACAATATTCAGAACAAAGACAAAACTCTGTTATATTTACATTTGGTAGATTTAATCCACCAACGGTAGGACATTTAAAGTTACTAGATAAAGTTGCATCTCTTGCTGACGGTAACAAATATCGTATCTACGCATCTCACTCCTCTGATTCCAAGAAAAATCCTTTAATGTATAAAGAAAAAGTTCAACTAATGCGTAAAATGTTTCCAAAACACGGTAGAAACATAGTGATGAATGATAAAATTAGAACTGCTATTGACATCGCTGTAGAATTATATCAAGAAGGATTTAGCGAAATCACTATGGTTGTTGGCGCAGATAGAATAACAGACTTTAAAAAATTACTTTTAAGATATAACGGTATAAAAAGTAGACACGGTTATTATAATTTTACTGGTGGTATTAAAGTAGTTTCTGCAGGTCAAAGAGATCCAGATGCAGAAGGTGTTGAAGGCATGTCTGCTTCTAAAATGAGATTAGCTGTAGTATCTGGTGACTTTAATTCGTTTCAATCAGGTTTGCCTAAAGGTTATCCAAATGGTGCAAAATTATTTAATCTATTAAGAAAAAGAATGGGTGAAAAAGAAATTAAAAACTTTAGAGAACATGTACAATTAAATCCAGTATCTAAAAAAAGAGAATTATATGCTAGAGGAGAAATATTCAATATCGGCGATGAAGTTTTATGCAAAGAAAATAATATTATAGAAATTAAAGAAAGAAAACCCAATTATGTTATTGATACAAATGGTCACAAACACTGGTTAAACGATTTACATGAAGCAATGAGATTTAATAAAATATATCATGCATCTTCTAAGAAGATTAGTAGGCCTTCAACACATCCAATGTTTTTTGCTTTAGATATTAAACATACGAGAAGTGATAATTTTACTGGTTGGTATTATAATCTAATACAAAATGATGGAAAAGCTTTTCTCTATGAAGCAGATGTTAAAAATAAAAACAAAGTAGCTAAGTATGATGATCGTAAAATACAAAGATTATTTGCTGACGCAGGTATTGATTTAGAAGAAGTTTATATCAATATGCTTTTAGCTAATCCGTCTGGTAAAGAAATACAAAATGATCCGGGAACTAAACTACTACAAAAGAATGGATATGTTGGTATTCAATATTCGGATTATGACCCAAGAGACTTTAGCAAAGATTTAGAAGCACTTATTATATTTAATCCAAGTAGAGACACAAGAGGATTTAAACAAATAGCTGCTTCATCATTAGATGAAGGTAGTCACATTAAAAAACGTGCACAAGATAAAGATATAGGTGATAGAAAAGGTAGTCAACCTAAAACATATCACACTGGTTTAAAAAAATCAACTAAAGCAAAAAGAGACGCGCAGTTTAAAAAACAAGCTAAAATGAGTGATGACGATCCGGCTTCTTATAAACCAGCGCCTGGTGATAAAGGTAAGAAAACAAAACCCTCACAATACACGAAGAAGTTTGACAAAATGTATGGTGAGAAGTTAGGTAAAGATGCAGATATGGGAGATTATATTAAAGACTTTCAAAAGTCTGACTCACCACAATTTAAAGGTAAGTCAAAAGAAAAACGA